AGCTTCAATGGCTTTTTCATCAAATTGTCCACCTTCTGGAGATGCCCATGCAGGTTTTTTGAATCTCTCAAACTCTGGGGTTGCCATTTTTTTGTCCCAGAAGTCATAAAATTTTTGTTTAACTTCTTCATCATTATTCCAATCGGTTCCCATTCCTAAGAACTTTTCATCTAAAGCATCTGCGTTAGAATCTGTGGATTCTGCTGTATACTGTCCAGGTCCAGAAGTTGCTTTTGCTCCACTGTGAGTTGCATAAGACTCTTTGTTATAGAAGATTTTCTTAACATCGTCCCAAATAGGGTAATTAGCATTTGGGTTTTGCATGAAGAAATTTATATAAGCTTCAGCCTTTTCTGGGTTACTTTGTAAAAAAGATTGGTATGCTTTGTTTTTCATGGGATGTTTTTGAATTATAGCCAAAGCTTTGTCTCTACTTACACCTTCTTCAAGAGTTTGTTCTTCATAAAGTTCATTTAATTGTTTTAAAATTTGATTTTTTTCTTCTTTTAAAACCATTACTCTTTTAATTTTAAGAGCTTCTTCTTTTATGATTTGTTCAACCAAAGATTTTTTAATTTTCATAAGATTATATTTTTAATTTCTTATAAATATAAAAAAAAAATAAACTTAAAAAAATAAACTTAAAAAAACAAAACTTTTTTTAAATTTATTCGTATAAATTAGTAGAAATAAAATAAAAAATTATGAAAACGGAATCTTATAGTTTTAGAGACGAAGAATTAGAACTTCTAAGAAACATGTCTTTTGATGAATACAGAGAGTTAAAAACAGCTTTAAGTAAATGTGAAGAAGAAAATGAAGTGTTTTATAAACTTTTAAAAGAACGCATTGTTATAGGCTCAGTCTTTTTTGCTTTTATCATAATTTCAATTTGTTTATTTAATTTGATGGCATGTGGCGTGGCAATATTGTTTTTTGTTCACTTTGTAATTAAAGCAATTAAAACACACTCAAAAATATCAATTAACAATTTTGTAATTAAAAGTCTTGAGGAAGATATTGAATATTTTAATTCTCTTTAATTTATCTTTGTTTAATCCTATTAACGAGCTCCTTATATATGCTCTCATCTGTTTTGACTGCTTGTTTTTTATACTCTTGATTATCAAGTGTTTTGGAAACAATATAAGATTTATCATTTAGCAAATCCATAATATCTTCATCTATAGTGTCAATACAATATGGTGTAATTATTTCAATAGTATCAGAAGTCGAACTTGCTCTGTGAATTCTATCTTCGACTTGCTCTTCATCTGCTGGTGTCCACGCAAATCCCAACTTTATCAACTTGCTTGCTGCGGTTAAAGTAATACCAACACCAGACGCAATTATCATTCCTGAAAAAATTTTAATAGTATCATCTTCTTGAAAGCGGTCAACTGAATTTTGTTTTTCTAATTCAGACATAGCTCCTGTATGTAAAACGGAAATGCCTGGAAATAAATCTATTATTTCTTGAGCCAATTCCATATAATCAGAAACAATAACAACTTTTTCTCCACCATCAATGATGTCTTGAATTATTTCTTTAATTTTTTTGGTTTTAATTTTTCCAGTAAAAAGTTTTAGTTTATGAATTTTAGACAAATAAGTTAATTCTTTTTCAACTTCTTTTCCATCTACAATTTGTTTTATGGTTTCTTTTTCTATTTTTTTGTACTCCGAATAATCTTTGTCGTCAAGTTCTATTGGAATTTCCAAATATGTTTTTGGTGGCAATTCTTTTAACACATCTTTTTTTAACCTTCTTAAAAAATAAGGAGAAACTCGTGTAAATAGCTCTTCTAAATTAGAAGCTCCATCATAAACCCACCCATAATTAGATTGAAAACCTGCTCCATATCTAACACCGAATTCATGAGAATTTTTCCACTCTTCTGGCATAACGAAATTTAATGCAGAAAAAAATTCAAAGGGACGGCTTTTTATAACAGTACCAGATAATAATAATTTTTTTGGAATGCCAGAGAAAGCTTTATGAATAATTTTAGTCCATGTAGTTTTCAATTCCTTTAAGCGATGACATTCATCAATGATAATTAAATCATAATTTTGTGGGTCTATATCACAACCAAAATTATCTTGAAAAGATACCAACCCATCAGTTCTCGATTTGACGGAACCTTGATTGCCACAAATAGGACATTTTTTAAAAGTTTTAGTTAAATTAACTTCTTCCCAATCGCATTTTTGGTTAGTGACTAAATTTTTTCCACTACACTTATGTTTATATTCCAATTTGATATAAGATTCAATAGCTTCATAATTAGTTATATGAAATAATGATTCTTCTTTTGAAAACGCTATCATTTTACTTTTTTTCTTGGGATTAAATTTGTAAACAAAAGCTTTTTCATTAGTAAATTTCATTATTTCCTTTCTCCACATTAATTTTAAAGAAGCTGGACAAATAACTAAAGTCTTTAATTGATGTTTTACCGCATAGGCAAATGCGGGAGCTGTTTTTCCAACCCCTGGTTGGTCGCCCAAAATAGCGATACCATTGTTTATTTCAAAAAACTTTACAGCCTTTTTTTGATAATCATAAGGCATAATTTTCATAAAAGAATAATCATCATTAGTTATATCCAATTGCTCTGCTTTGAGCTTGATGACATTACTAATTCTTCTTTGTCTTTCTACATATTCATTTCTTAATCTATCTATAACATCAGACGTAATGTTTTCAAAAACAAATTGAATCTTATTATCTATGAGAAAAGCTATAATTTCTCCAATTTTTGCCTCACTTATCGTTCTAACCCAATCATCTTTTGGAGTTCCATCAGTTCCTATAACACTGTCTTTTCTAACAGCTCTATGTTCTTTCGGAAAACGTTTAATATATTCTGATAAAATTTTAAGATAACCATATCTTAACTCATAGTTAACTTTTAATTTCTTAATTTTAACTAAAACATCTTCTTCTATTTCTATTTTCTTTGACTTTCCCATAGTTATCTTTGCAATCTAGCAATTCGTTCTTGCCTTCTTTTTTCGTTTGATTCCTTTTTTTGTTCTTCTCTTTTTTGCGCAATTTTTATAGCTCGGTCTAAAGCAGAATTTTTTCTTTTCTCCCATTCTACCCCTTTACCTTCTTGAATTTTATCTCTAATAATCTCACAAATTAATTTTACATCTTGCATTTTGTTTCTAACTCTAATTCCAGCTTCCTTTTCTCCTCTAAGAATTCTTTCTGCATCCTTTTTGTTTGATTGAATAATTTCTATCATTTCATAGAGTAAATCCAATTCGCTTAATTCTGCAATTCTATGTAACTCTCGTAATTCCATTATTCTTTTGTTTTGCTTTTTTCAATAATTTCATTTTCTAAAGTTTCTTTTTCATTAGCTATTTTGCTCTCAGCTCGGTCTTTTTCATTGTTTCTATTTTTTATAACATTAGAAACTGTATCTCCATCCATTTGAGCTTGATATAAATCCAATGCAAATCTATCATCTGTATATAAATCATAATCAATTCTAACAAATGCTTTTCCTTCCATTTTTAACTTTGCACTTTCATCTTCTTGGTTAATGTTCATCCAAAAAAATCCAACAATATCATCTTCGTTGCCCAATTTAAAAGTAGCTTCTTCAATTGGAGTAATTGATTTGTGTCCCTTATTCTCTATTGTATTGTTAGTTTCTACAATAAAATCTTTTACTTGTTTTTTGCTGTAATATGCCATAATTAATCGTTAATTTAATTTGTTATTTTCTTTTAAGAGTTCTACATATTGATTGTACTTTGAATTACACAAGGGGTGGACTCCGCCTTTATATTTACAAAACATGCAATTAAATTTTTCATTTCCCGTAAATTTTACTTTAGGAAATATTTTATCAACATGAATGTTCTTTAAAACATTTCCTAAATGAGTCAAAGATTCAAAAATTTCATCTTCTGTGGAATTTATATCTACAATTTGAACGTCTCCGAATCCCCCCATCGGTTGTTTTTTGTTTATTAATCTGTTCAAAACAACATATTTACAATCAATTAACCCAAGCGGAATGTTATTTTTTCTTGCCCAAAAAAATTTGTAAAAACGCATTTGGCATAAGAAAATTTTATCTTTTTTCTTTTTTTCAACATCCCATTCTTCGCCAGAAGTTTTCCAGTCAACAATTAAATATCTTCCTGTTGTCGGATTATATGCTACCAAGTCAATAAACCCTTTAAATTTAAATTTTTTATATACTTCTTCATATAGCGGGTCTTCAACTTTTAATATCTCATACCCTTTTAGCAAAACTTCAGTATCTAATTTAAGTAATATGTTATACCCTTGTATTGTAAAGTTTTCAACTTCATCAAATTGTTTATCATTTAACATGTTGTCCATCATGTCTTTTTTAAACTTATCTGCAAAATATTTTGCCCTTTCTTCTTTGGATAATTTATTTTTTACACCCATTTCAATTGATTCATGGATTGCATTTCCAAAAAAAAGATGAATTGATTGTTCTTGAACATCTAATGATAAATATTTAAATATTAAATGTTTATGGGGACATTCTCCATATAAAGAAAATTCACTAAAACTGATGTGAATATTGCCTTCTTCGACTAATGTTTTATGAAGTTCACTTTTTACTATTTCATTATTTTGAGCTATTTCTATCACTATTTAATGTTTTTTACAAATATAAGAAAAATTTTTTAAAAATTAAGTTTATTTCCATATTTATTTAATATGGAATTTTTATCAGAACTATATAGAAGCCGAATAATGTATCTTGCTGGCATTAAAGAATTGAATGAAGAAATAGATTTCTCCAGACAAGATTTATCACAAGCATATGATAAGAGTTGGCAAAGAATCCAGGGTTTTAATTTAGATATGATTAAACAAGCGATTCGTGAGGGCAGAGCTATTGGCATTTCATATAAAAGCACGGACATGCCAGTTACTAAATTTAGAATTATATTGCCAGTAACATTAGGAAACTATAAAACAAAAACAGGAGTTCCTTTAAAATTAAGCGCATTTCACTTAGCTGGACAATCAGAAAGAACTGCTCAAAAAACAGGAACAAGAAGTGCTGAGGCTCAAAGTGTTTGGAGACTTTTTGATTTAGACCCCAAAAGTTTTAAGGGAATGTGGTTTTCAGACAAGTTTTTTTATGAATATCCACCTGGCTATAAAAAGGGAGATAATAGGTTTTCAGGCATAATGGCGCAATATGATACTACGACTGCAGAAATAGAAAAAGATGCAAGAGAAGGTCGTGGAGACGATATTGGAGAGCCAATTGACTTATCAACAGTTAAAGCTACTGGTGAAGTACCAGCTGAAGCCCCAGAAAACAAAGAAACTCAAGATGCTTCAAATGTTCAAACAACACCACAAACAAAAGAACCTGCAGAAGAAACTCCTCTTACAGAAAGGGAAAGGCATGCTTTATATCTAAAAAAACCGTGGAACAAGTTTTTAAGAGATGGTTTTAAATTTTCTTAAAAATTCAGGATTGTTAATTAAAACCTTATTTGCTGACTCTTGAAGTTTTATAAGATAAATAGAGCTAAATGATTTTTTTTCGCTTTTTAATTCTTTGTGAGTTATTTTTAAAGAAAAAGAAAATGCTCCTCGATTAATTTCAAAGCACTTTTCTTTACAAAAATACCCTTCGTAAACTTTTCCATTTTTATATTTATCAACCCACCTCAGTAAATTGTTTTTAATAATGGGATTTAATAACAACTTTTGATGTAATTCTTGTTTCTTTTTCTTTTCAATATCCGCTTTCTCTTTTCGTTTTGTGTATTCTAGAAAAGTTTGTTCATCATATATTTTTCTTTGTTTTGAGTCCATTTTAACATTTATTAAGATATATTAATTTGTGTTATTCCAGCATATTCGTTAGCATCAATAATTTCCTGAGGAATGTTGTCAAATGTTTTGTAAGCCTCAATAATGTGATTAACACTATCTTTAATTTCGTTTCTATGTGTTATAATAATTACATTTTTATATTTGTTTTTTAAATAGTTTAAAACAATTATTATTCCAGAAATCAACTCATCATCTAATGTCCCAAATCCCTCATCAATAATGTTTAAAGAAGGTTTAATTAAATTACTCATGTAGTGCAAGGCATCTTTAATTACTACACTTGAAATAAATTTTTGAGCTCCTGATGCAAACGCTAAAGGTAACATGTCTGATTTATCTGAACTAAAATAAAATTCTTCCATTACATCGCCCTTCATATTTACACTCATTTCAATTTTAAAATTCACAATAGTGCTTAATATGCTGTTGATTTTGTTGTTTATAATTGGAAGTTTTCTTCGAATTATTTTTGCAGGAATTCCATCTCTATGAACTGCTTGTAAATATAAAGAATATTTTTTATAAATTTTTTCAGCAGATTTTACTTCTATTAATTTATCATTATAATTACCTAAGTTATTTTTTTCAACTCTAATGTCACCATTTTTGTTATTTATCTGTTGAGATAAGCCATATATAGAAAACTTATATGCCTTACTTTGCTCTTGCAAATCAGAAAGCTCATTTTCTAAATTAATATTGTGAGATTTATATTCTTTATTTATTTTTATTTTTTCTAAATTAGAATTTAATTTCTCAATGGCTTTGTGCTTATAATCAATTGAATTTTTTAAACTTTGAAGTTGTTTGTTATTATTTTCTACCAAAACATTATGTTTTATAATATCTTGAGATTGAGAAATTAAAGAAATTTTTTGGGTTAGCACATCTTTTACGCCTTTTGTCGCAGTTAAAGACATTTTTAATGCTTGAAGATTAGAGCCTTGAATTTCGCAATTTTTATTATGATTAGCATCTTCTCTATGTTTGTTTAAAGTATTAATGTAAGAATTAAGTAAACCAGTTTTTTCAGAAATATCATTCAAACATTTATTATACATTTCCACATTTGGTTCTGCAGTTATATGTCCACAAGTTGGACACTTTTCCCCCTTAAAAGTGGGCAATTTAGCTTTTAGAGAAGCAATTTCTATATTTATGCTTTGAATATTTTCTTCTACACCGTCTATACTAAACAATTGTCTTGGAGGGTTGGCTTTAATCCAATTTTCTACTTCTATATATGAGTTTTTATCTTTTATAAATTTATTGTTTTCTGTGTTTAATTGAAAAGAAAGGCTTTCGACACTTTCATTCTCATCAAAAGGAAGTTCTTTTTTAAAATTAACAGACACCCAATTAGATAAAGTTTCCAACGTTTTATTATCTTCTTCTATTTGTAAACGATTGGAGTTAATACTCTCTGTAATAAACTGCTCATTATCTGTCTCACCATTTAGGAATGAAACATATTGTTTAAGAGATTTTGAAATGTCGATTATTTTTTCATCTATAATTTCTTTTTCCTTTTCTGATTTATTTTTTTCTTCGACCAGTATGTTATATTCCTTTTCCATAATAGAAATATTTGTTTCTATTTCCAAAACTTTTGCCTGTAAAGAAACAATATCTCCCAACTCCTTTTGTTTCTTTTTGACATCATTAAAAGTTTTATTTCCATAGTCATATCTATCTCTAAATAATTCTAAGCCTAAATATTTATTAACTAAATCATTTTTAGGTTGTTGGTCTTGATTGATAAAATCTTCTTTTCCGCCCTGGGTCTGAAGGCATACTTTTGTAAAATCTTCAACAGTTCCAATAGCATTTAATATAAGCTGTTTTACTTCAACTTTTAAATTAGCTTTGGTATCAGAAATTTCATCAACCCAAATTTCATTCCCAGATTCATTAATAATAAGTTTTTTATATTCTATTGGATATGAATTAGAAGATTCTCCTTTTTTATCAACTTTTGTTATAATTTCTCTTTTAATAAAATATTTTTCACCTTCAATTGAAAGGTTTATTTTTACATAACCTTTATTTGAGGGAGTATAAATGTTAATTAGTTTTTTAGCATTACCTCCGCCCAATATGTGTTGATATAGTCCCCAAACTATTGCCTTTACTACATTGGATTTGCCAGAATAGTTTTTTCCAAATATTCCAGCAGAACCCCTCATTTCAGATAAGTTTATTATAATTGGTTTTTCAGGAAAAGAAAAAATATTAGATATTTCTATACAATCAACATCCCAATACTTAACTAATTCAATTTTATCACAAATTTCTAAATCTTTATCTATTTGTTGTGCTAATAAAAGCACATCTTGGATTGTGTCATTTTCCTCATCGGGATTAGTTTCTTTAAGATAGGTTTCAATTTGTTCAAGATATGTTTCTGAATTTCTAGAATCGGCTACATCATTATTGTCTTGTTGTGTTTTTTGAATTTCTTGAAAATCTACTTTTACAACTTCACATCCATACTTTTGTTTTATTAACTTGCCTATTTGAGCTTCTTTTTCTATTGAGTAATTTTCTTCGAAATCTTCCCAAACAATATAAACTTTAGTTTTTCTTTTATCATTACTAAATTTAATGTTTTCTATGCGCTCTTCAATCAACTCTCCTTTGGAGATAGTTATTTTAGCAAATCCATAATCATTTAAAATATATCTTCGCTGGAATGAGTTTGTTTCTAAATCCCACATTAAATAACCCTTGTTTACAGATTCTCCATAATCTTGTTGAATTAAGTCTCCAGCATATGCCATACTTTCATCATCTCTAAAAGATTGATGTTCATGAATATCTCCAAGCATAACAACATCAAAATTATTAAAAGTTGACATATTTAACAAATTGTCGCCGACTAATTCATACCCATTATCTCCTTTTGCTCCTTTTAGTTGTCCATGATATAATGCCACATATTTAACATTGGGGTCTTTTTTATCTAATGTTAATATTTTATTGTCTTTACATGAATATACACCATACACTAATGTGTCGGAAATTTTATAAAACCCACTATCTGGAAAAAAATATATTCCTTTTTTATCATAATTTATAGATGTAGAATTATGTTTATCTATAATAAAAGCTTTTTTACCAGTTTTTTCTGTAGAAATTAACTCTGAAAACCTATCGGCTATTTTAAAAATAGGTGTAATTGTGTCACCTTGCTCTTTTTGTTGCAAATTAACATCATGATTTCCTAAAATTATATCAGTAGGTGCTATTTTAGCTAAATTAATCAAGAATTCTGATGATAAATCAATAGAGCCTGGAGACATGTTTACCTTTAAGTGGTTTAAATCACCAGTAATAACTATTCTTTTAGGTTTTTGTTTTTTTAAGTCTTCGTAAAGCCTATTAAAAACTTCTCTGTATTCGTCATGTCTACTGGCAAATCTAATATGAATGTCTGATAAATGTGCTATTTTCATTTTAATTTAAAATTTTTGAAAATTTATAAAAGAAATTAATTTTTTTCTTGGTTTTTAACAACTTAATAATTGCATTTTGACCATTTTTTTCATAGTGATATGAAATATCTCCAATCCCCTTTAGGTCAACAAAATAAACGTCTAATCCCAGAGACATAAGCATATCATATATTTCAAAACTATCATTAATTGCATCCTCATCTAAACAAATAACTACTTTACATTGATGTTTTAATAGCATAGAAATTAATAACCAAGACGGAGTTTTCCCAAGCATGGGTATTGAATTAGGTATTCTAAACATGTCAAAAATACCTTCTACTAAATAAATTGGAAGATTCCAATTAATATTTTTTTCATTAAAAATTATATCATATTTTTCTGGCACATTTTTGTTGCCAAATACTTTTTTGTCAGGTTTATAATAACTGAGTTTAGAATTTTTTAAAAATGCTCTAGCTTCAAAATAATTTATATTATCATTTTTGTTGTAAGATGGAATTATTATTCTATTTCTATATGCTCCAATTTCTGTGTAGCCTATGTTATAATCAACAAGTTGTTGCAAACTTAATTTTCTATCATGTAAAACATAATTCAATGCTAATTTATGCATTGCAGTTTTTGATTCGGTTGAAATTGGGGTAAATCCTTCAGGTAAAGGGCATGTAATTGTACTATAATCAAATTCTTGTTTTCTAAAAACATTTATGTGATTATTCGTATAAGTGGGCAAAATTAGTTCTAATTTTTTGTAATCTTCTTTTGTTCCATAGTTTCTTACTAATTTATGTACAATCCCACTTTCTTTGCACTTCCAGCATTTAAATACGTTTAAGTCTGAATTAAAAGCTAAATTAAATTTGTTAAAATCATTTCTACATTTATGGCTGGGGCAATTAAATTCCCACTGAATTTTAGTTTCAGGATTGCCAAAAGATTTAGGTTCTCCAAGAAAACTTTTGAGTATTGATAATATTATTAACTTTTGTTCTTGCATATTTTGCAAATATAAAAAAATTTTTCCAATAAATTAGAAAAATTTTAAATTATTTGTTTTCCAAAAGCTTAAATGTTATTTTTTAGTTTTTCTTGCTGTTCTTTAAAGGTTTCTATATAGCATCTCCCAATTATATATGAGTCTGCCATATCATAATTTTCTTCCGAAAGTTTCCTGCTTTTAATTCCGTATTTCCAATTTATTTGTGGTTCCATATTAACAACTTTTTCCCAAACTTGATGTTTTGTAGAAGCAGTTTCTTTTTTTGAACTTCTTTCAATTTTTAACCCTGGGATTGCTTTTGTTCTTGCATGAGTTGCATTAAAATAAACAGGTTCTATTTTAAATTCGCTAAACAAATAAGAACTAATCATTCCATTAAAAAAATTTAAAATGGCTATAGTATGTGATGTAGAATATTTCCCTTCGAATTTTTCAAGAGGTTCTTCTATGGCTATTGCAGTTATTGGAAGTTTTGTAAGATGAAATATTTTCTTTTTAAAACTATCTAATTTTTCAAAAATATTTTGTTTTGAGTTAAATCTAATAAAATCTAATTCTAACAAGGTATGTTTTTCGCTAAAAACTGAATAGCCTACACAACTGGTACTTATATCTAAAGATAGTAACATAAATAATTTATTTTTTAAAATATAAAAAAAAATAAAAAATAAATCAATAGAATTAAATATCAATTTCTAAATTAAAAGATATTAATCCATCATATGTTTTTTCTACTGGCCTATCTAATTTTGCAACAGCAATAAGTTGTCCAAATGCATTATAAAGTCCAATTTGAGTCACAAATATTGAATCGAAATTAGTTGTTCCATTATTTATCTCAGCCAAATTTCTTGATAAAGGCCATGTTGGATTTTTGGAAATAAAAAATTCTCCTGGCATTGCAACACAAACCACAGAAGTCATATATCTAATACTTATGTCTTCATAAGTTAATGTTGAAGTGGTGCTTGTAAAAACTATTCTTGACGTTCCACTTGTTGCTCCTGCATTTGACCCACTAATAACGTTTTCTCCAGCATTAGCATCAGCATAACCTCCTTCATAAATGGTGCTTCCAGATGTCCATGGAATATTATCTACAATACTTGGGTGCGTTAAAACCAAATATCCTTTATCAAGACATGCAAACCCCACAGGAATATCATAATTATATCCATTAGCTACATCATTGTTGCTACTGTTGGGATATGCTTGGTTTACTGGTACAGCAAGCGTTACTGATGACCAAGGTCTTTGGTCTATATTGTAGTCACTTGTTTTTACTTCAGCTTTATATGCAACAGCAGATGGTCTATCTCTAAAATTAGTTGTTGGATTCCATGATGAAACTTGAGAATGATTTACGGTTCCATTTTCTGTTGTTCCAGTAAATGGCTTATTTATATCATCAGAAAATAAAAATGCAACATTATTTGGTCCAAAATATTGAATTGGTGAATTTGCAATTTTTACAGTTTTTAATTTATCCGAATAAAAACTAGAAACAATTGTTTTATAAGTGTCTCCCCATTGTGGCACCTGTATTTTTATAGACCTTCCATCTATATATTCGCTATAATTGTTTTCGCTTATAGGTATAACAACAATTTTATCAACATTTAATTGAAACATTTCTGGATTATTCAATGAAATAGAACTTCCGCTATAAAATATAGAGTTAGAACGTTCATGAGGCATGTTGAATGATGCAAAATAATGTGAATATTTTGAGCTAACATCAGACCTATCTGCTAAAGTATAAGATATCTCTGAACCAGCTAAACTAGTTGATGTTGCTACTTCTTTTCTAATAGAAGTGGTTGAATTAACTAACCTTTTATTTCTTTCTTGTAAGTTAGGCATAATTATTATTTTATCTTGTTGGTGTTGATGTTATTGAACCTGTCACAGTTGGTGTTGATGGTGCTGCTCCAGGGTAAAAATTATATTCAAACGAAAACGTGTTTGCATTTGATATTGTTCCTGTTAAAGCTCCATAAAAATTAAAGGTAAATCTTTGTTTTTGAATAGATTCAGATGCTGAAAAAGTTTTAGTTGCATTGACTCTGGGTGTAGAACTAGATGTTTTAGGAATTATATTAGAAGGTAAAGAACTCGCATATTGAACAAATGCATTAATCCAAGATTGAGCTACGCCTGCTGTGTAATCCTTTAATCCTGTAAGATATGTCTTATCTATTTTAGATGGAACTGCATATACATAATTATAATATTCTGCATCATACTCGTCTGGATAATAAAATTTAATTGCATAAGTGTTATTAAGAGGTAAATACCATATGTTTTTTTGTGGTCCTGAGCATTCTACCAATCCAGTAAAAACTGGTCTTAAAATGTATGATTCCACAAAAATT